CGCTCCCGACTGGAAGCCTTTCACAACGACGTCCTCGAAATCGTCGTACTTCGCTTTCCCGACCCCCACGAGGGCATCGGCCTTGGTATTGGCCTCCTTGATGGCCTCGGCAAGGGTGGCCTCCTGAACAGTGCGGGCCTGCGCCTCGCGCTCGGACATGATCTCCTTGCGGGCGGTATACCGCGCGGCGTCCAAGAGATACCGCGCGTCGATCTCGCCCAGCGGATACTTGGTCGGATCGGGGGCGTCGGGATCAACGACAGGGGCCTGCGGCACAACTTCCTGTGGCTTGCGGGATGCTTCGATCATCCCCTCAAGCTTGGCGAGCCGCTCGCGCAGTTCCCGGTTTTCGGTAGCGCGAGCTTCCTCGACCAGACGGGCGTTGCGAGCCTTGGCGGTCTCTTTTGGCTCGGGTTTCTCTGGTTCAACCGCCTCAGGTTCGTTCGGTTTGGACTCATCCGACGCAGCCTCGGCAGCTTCCACCGGCGGCGCAGCTTGATCGTCGGCCACCTGGGCGGCTTTGCTGCTGCTGTCCTCCGAGTGTATGATCTTGGCAAATTCCTTCGCCATATGAGCGTCCATGACCTCGCCAAAGATCATTTCCGGCGCAGCGGTGGTTTCAGTTACATCAGCCATTCCCAGCCCCCATTTTCAGAACTTCGATGTGGTCCCGCATCTGCCGGGCAACCACTTCCGACGCGGCACTCGCCGCCTTGATCTTCATGTCCGCAGGCGCGAGTTGCGTCTGGGCCTCATAGTGCTGCGCTCGCGCCATATTCAAGGCAGCCTGCGATTGCGCAACCCCAAGCTTACTCTGCGCCATTGCTTCTTGCAACTGCTGCTGTTGCTGTTGCTGTTGTGCCTGTTGCTGCTGGGCAGCGGCGACTTGTGGCGACATCTGCGATGGGTCGAGAAGGCCGGGGGGCAAGCGTGCTCGCAACCGTTCCGCGATCTGCTTGGCACCGGGCCAGTTCTGCGCTTCGACCACGAGGTCGGCAGCGTCAGCAAACACCTGCGGCATGGCGGTGTACATCTGCGCCATGTTCTCAGCCTGCTCGTCAAGCTTGGTGGCGTAGCTGGGGCCGGTCGTGACTGTGACGGCGTATTTCCCAAGCGTGATATCGATGGAGTTCTGATTGCCCATCGCATTGATGAGCACTGCGTTTGTTTTGGCGTCGTCTCCCACGGTCTTGATGATGCGGGGCGTGTCGTAAGCGATGGGGATCAGGTCGTTGATGACCTTCCCTGCTTCTTCGATAGCGTCGGTGACGTTGTCCATGTAGATCGCTGTCGCAGAATCGCTGACTGCTTGGCGGGCCTTGATCGCAACCCCGCTGACCTCATTCGACGGCATCCCGAGGTTGGCCTCATGGATGTTGGACACGTCCTTGATATCCTGCGTCGTCAGGTTGGCTTGGGTCAGGAAGGCAGGCTCCATCTGCGCAGGCTCGACGCGGCGTGGCTCTTGCCCAGCGTCGGCGTTCCAGATCAGTAGTGCGTCATCACTCAAATGGCTGTTTCGCCACGCATTCTCCCGTCCTGCGACGGCGTCGGCGGTCGCAGTCCACACAGCGCGCGGGGTCTGCATCAGGCGCTCAGCCAGCACGGATCGGTAGTAGTTATGCAGTCGCTGAGGGTCTTTCAGGAAGCGCACGATGCCATTGCGGTAGACCTGTGCCCCGATCCGCGTTTCCCAGCCGATGGCCCGGAACACTGGGATACGCTTGATCGGAAGGTTGTAGGGGCCTGCGAGAATGTCGGTACCGGAGCAGACATATTTCTGCGCGTAGGGCCGGTTGACCTCGCGCATGAAGGGGCTGCCATCCGGCTTGAGGGCGATGTTCGCCAGCACTGTCGGGTCACCAACGTCGGTGACGTCCACCGTGCTGCCGTCCTGCATCATGGCAAGAACACGCTTTTCCGTCCGCATGACCCAGTATTCCACCACGCGGACCATGCCCTGTGCATACCAGCCCTGCCCCCAAAGCTGGTTGCTCATGGTCGAGTCGGTCATGAGGTCGGAAGGCTGCGCCCACGGGTAAAGCCGGTCGAAGTCTTTCTTGTCGATCATGTCGATCACGAAAGCATGGCGCGCGTCCTGCCCCGTGGGGTCGGTGCAGGCGCGGTCCCAGACGACGGCAAGGTGGTCCATGATCGGTCGGATCATGATCGTTTGCTCGAAAACGTCGCTGTCCTCGTATTCCAAGTCAACGCGGAAGTTCCCGACCCCGCAGATCACAGCCCCGGCGAGTGCGTTGTTGTAAGCCAGTTCTGCCTTGGAGATTTTCTGGATGTTGCGGACCAGGTCTTCCCGAAGCTGGGCAACCTGCTGCGTTCCGCCGTTGTCCGGCTCGAACTTGATCGTGGTCTCGTTGAGGCGGCGCATTCCCAGCACCTGGGCAATGAAAGCCGGGATGCGGTTGATAGTCAGAACCGGCTTGAGTGCCCGCTCCCTCTTTGCCCGCATCCTCTGGTCCCACTGATCGCCAGCAGCGAACGCCAAGTCCTCCATCGCGGCGGTGCGGTTAAGCGAGTCAGCCCCGACGTCAAGGGAAAACTCCTCTCGCATCTCCGCCAGGAAATCATGCTCGCTGTCGTAGCCTTCTGGCAGTTTGATCTTGGGTTTGCGGTCTGCCATCATCCCATCCAGCCGTAAGGCCCGTAGTCCGGAGCATAGGCGATCATGTTGCCCGAATAACCTGGATCGTCAAGGGCCCTGTGCTGTGCGGGTTGGCCAGGGGCAGCCTCGTTCCACCCCTTGAAGAACTCCCGGAACGCGAAGGTCAGGGCCACCGCATCACCCAGATCGGGCGACCGGATACCCCGCTTGCGCATGTCCTCCTTGCTCTCCAGCAAAAAGTCGTTGTCCAGCATCGGCTTGCGCTTGGGGGCCGACAGGTCTGCCTGCAACTCGTCGTTGTCGGGAAGTTTTACGGCCACCTCTCCGGAAAGCCACTCCCGCAGCCGATCCCACATCTCAGCGCGCCGGTTACGCGGGCCAGGCCGCTTCGGGTTTGCCAGCTTGGACTCCGACGTGCCGCCGAAGTTCACCCCCCGGACCACCAGGGCCACGGCGGGGCTGACAGACCGCAGCGAGGACACGATGGCAGAGCCGATGCTCCCGGCGTCGATGCACATGCGGTCAGGGTGCTCCTCCTCGATAATGTAGCGCAGCCACGCCACGGCCTCCAGGTGCCCGACCTTGTCGCGGTGCCGGACCCAGAGAACCACGTTGCCGCGCCGTGCCGCTACGGAGAACCGATCTCCCCCATTGGCCGCCGGGTCTACCCCGATGACGAGGGGGCCCGACGGGCTGACCCCCGTGCGCTTGCGGGCGCGCAGCACGTCCAGGGGGGTGATGAACGGCTCGTGGCCCGGTGGGGCCGTCCACGCCTCGTTGACCGTGGCGGGATACTCCCGGCGGAACAGCAAGGGGTCGCGCAGCTCATGGATCTTGCTGCGCCGCCAAGCCATTTGCTCGTTGTCCAGCCCGAACATGGCGGCGTACTCCACCTCGGACAACTCGCCCTCCATGGCCTCGTCCGACAAGTGGAACTCTGGCCCCACGGGTCTCCGATACTCGTCGCTCAACCACCACGGCAGGAACACCGGGATGTAGTCCCCTCGCCCGGCCATGGCGTCCTGATACCGCTCGTAATACTCACCCCCCGCCCCTGCCGACGTGCTCTCGATCAGCACCTCCGTGCCGGGCATGAGGGGAACACCCTGCACCGAGGCGGCGAAGTGCTCGGCGGCATTGGGCCAGAAGGCGGCCTCGGAGGCATGGAACAGGGACGTCGCGCGGCCCCGGCCCCCGGCTTTTGCGCCCGCCGTGGCAACCACATAGCTGCTGTCAAGCAGGCTGAACTCAAGCTCCTTGGCGTTGGACGCCCCGACCCTCGGCGCAATCGGGTTGTTTCGCTGGAACCGATCCACGATCCCGAACAGGTTGTCGGACGCGGATTGCTCATGGGCCAGGATGTAGACGTTGACCCCCTTGTTCATCGCGGCGCGATTGTAGAACCGTGCCGCCGTGTAAGTGCTGATCCCCTGCTGCCGCCCCTTGAGAATGATCGCCCGGACGAACCCGGTGCGCGCGCGCTGGGCCTCAAGGGCCTCGTGGAGCACGAGCTGGGCGCGGTTCAGGATCAGTGGTGCAGTGCTGGCATCCTTCTGCCTGACCTTGAGGCAGGTCCGCGCAAAAAGGCTCAGATCGCCGCGCATCGCAGCCACGAACTGTGCGGGGTCAGAGAAGGATTTTGGGCTGGTATTGGTCATTGTGGCGTCCGCACGGCAAGGGCTTGGGGCTTCGTTCCGGCGACCGGGGAGGACGGCTCGGATATGCGCACGGACGCCACCTCACAAGTGCCCTGCTGATTTCAGCTTGTCAAGCCTCGTCGTCATCTTTGGTATCCTCGCCCCAAGAGGCTGCGGCGTTGATGACACGGGCGCTGTCCCCGGCGTCAAGTCGGGAAAGGATCGCCTCCACGGACTCCGAAGCATGTATCTCCGTGGTGCTGGACTTGCTTGCCCCCCGCGCCCACAGCCTGAAAAATTCCTTGTAGTTGTCATCGTTTTCCTCGATCCAGTCCTTGGCGCGCTCGGCACCTCCGGTGGCCTGAAACAGGTAATCCATGGTATTCATCCGCATTCTGGCGGAGACGAACGGCATCATGTCAAAGGAGGATGGCTGGGGCGCTTGCGTGAGCATGGACGTGCCCTGGAACGGATACAGGCCATAGGTGGGCCCGTCTTTGGCTTGCAGATCGCTCAGCGTCTCGACTTCCGTTGGCCCTGGCCGTGCATGGAGTGAACCGCCTGCTCGATCCCGGTCAAGCCCGATGTCGCTGGGGTCATCCGCGTCGTCGTTGGGCGCGTCGTGGGCGAGGCGTTCCCATCCTGCTGCGGCATGGAGGGGGAGTACTGCATGGCTGTGGTCGAGGTCGCTGTCATCGGGGCAGTCTCGGGCTTGGGCTTGGGCGTGATCGCGAACG